ACGCTATCTTAGCTGGTGACACAAGGCTTTCTGTAGTGCTAGTACCAGTTTGCCAAGCAGATGACGCCTGATCCCCAATAAGACCAGTCTGACTTCCACTAGAGCTTACCACTTGTGTGTCATCAAAGATTCGGAATGCGTCAGCACTTTGGTCTAAATAACCTACACTAATCCAAGCATCATCAGCTTCCGCTCGCATTTTAAGGGCGTTGTTTGTTGTGTCGTACCAAAGCATGTTAGCGAAGGTGGTGGCGGGTGCAGTTGCGCCGCTGTTAACACTGCCGAGAGCTTTTAGTGCAAGGTTAATGTCTGCCCTAGCTGCTGATGCAGTCTGATTAGCAATATCTAGGTCGTGTTGGCTCATACTATTCGCCCTTTCTTAATATTCAACCGTTACACTAAGTGCAGACACGGCTGGAGTGAAGTTGGTGTTGGTGCTAGTAAGCACAGCTTTAAACCTAAAGGCACGGCCTGCCACGTAAGCACCATTAGCGGGAGTGTAACTTCCCCATGTGGGTGATCCTGCTGGGTCATCATCCGTGGCAGAGACAAATACTTGCACAGACACATCACCAAAATTTGCGTCCTCGTCGGTCCAAGTGTCCCAGTTGTTCGGCCAAGTGTCCCAGTTCTCAGGTATATCGTCCCACAACAGGGTGCCATTATCGTAAGAGCGAGTGAATGTGCGAAAACCTGTGATCCGTGCGTTTCGTGAAGTGCTGGTGTCAACGTAGTTATTAAAGAAATAGTCTCCGGTGGGTTCAGAAGCAGATGTGTTATCAATCTCAAGATTTCCTGACGACACAATAGTATTAGTCTTACTACCAGAGAATGATGGGTTTTCTGTCTCTGTTATAGTTACACCAAGTTGGGGGATATCAGTAGGGAGGACTACAATAGATGTTGGGGTTACACTAAAGTTCCCCTCTTTGTCATATGCCCTAATAAGGAACGTACCAGACCTAACAGGAACAGAGGCTGACGTTGCAGGTCGTGCAATCTTCTCAATAATAGTTGTAGAGTTAGACCAAGTAGCACCCGTTGTATTAGAGTTGTGCTTAATTTGGTAGTGACTTAAGTCAGCGTCAGGAAGTGGCGTCCACACCAAGAACAGCGTACCACCAGAAAGTTCTTTTGTAAGTCCGGAAACGTCAGAGGGGTCTCCTATAAAGGCGTTAATCTCTACATCACTAAGGTACTCCCATTCACTTTTAATACCGAAAGTGTTTACAGACCTAGCTCTAAAATCATAGTCCCCTGTCTCTAAGTCTCTTACCCTAAACTCACCTAGCTGACCCTGACCAAATACTGAGAAGATAGTGTCACTAGATAGTTTATATTCAACCTCCACGTAGTCAATAGCTTCGGGTCGGCCAGAGGTTACAGTTGCAATAGCAATGTTAGATACTTTCTGGTTACTAACCTGAGCAGCCCCTACGACAGAAATACCTACACTTGGTGCAGTAAAGGGAGACACCAAGGTAGTGTTATCCCTTTCGTAAACGATACCATCATCGAACTCATCAAAGACACTCTCAGCAGTCTCACGTAGTGTTAAATCCACCTGTAGGTCAAGCCCATCAGCAAGACCAAAGTTCCAAGCTAATACCTGAAACTCTTTATTGGACCAACCAAAACGGGTGTTAGTTAAACGAACATTATCCCCCACTTGAACCTGCATAGCCCTAAGACCAAAGGAAGCGTTAACTGTTAACTGTTGTCTGTTGCCCTCTAAGGAAATTCTAGCTATACGACGAGCCTCAATAGAGTTGTCAGTAAACGGCAGGTCTACATCAGCTACAGACTCTTGACCGTTATCTGCACTAAGAAAGGCTGCACTGTCTACTTGCGGGTAGTCCGTTGTCTGCCAATTACTTTCTTCACCTCGGAATGTTCCCTTAACTACGTTAAAATTATCTCTGCGAGAGTGACGTGTAGCTACACTGATAGAGGAACGTAGGTCATCTTCATTAAGGTCAAGGGCGGGTGTAGTCCAATAAGCGGGTTTCATACGCCACTTACCTTGAGAGTACCACAACGTACCCCCCATAGAAGTTAGCAGATCGTTAATAATGTCGTAGGGGGTTAGGTCAGTAGTGAAAGCACCATTACAAGTGTACCGAGTAGTACCAGCATCTGTGTTAGTCTGGTTACACACAGTGACAGCAGAGTTAACCAAAGTATCATCGACATTAGCTGACAGCTCAGAGAGACCGTAAGAGTTAGTTAGGTAGTCCCGTAGACACAGGGCAGGGTTATCAGACCACACTGTAGTATCTGTGGCAGGGTTGTAGAGCTTTTTACCTTTTACTTCTGCTGTGAACTCAGGGACGCTGTTAGGGTATACGTCAGCATCAAACTTTAGTCGCACATACATGTAAGCAATGCCTGACAACTTACTTTCGGCTGTCCAATGTGCAGATTCACTAAGAAGATCACTGTTAGCAGGTTGATCAGAGGTGCCATATGCAAACTGAATGCGTAGATTACCATTATAACGAGTAGAAGTACTGCCATCAGCATCCACTACGGTAGGGATATTCCCATCTGATCCTATGTCTGCAAAGTCTATGTAACTATCGTTGATATATATACGGTCAAAGGATTCAACTTCATGACCAGCTACAGCAATAATACGGTGGAAGAATTTATTGTTAGTACCTGTAGCCTCGTCATATACGATAGCCCCACCAACACGAACCTTACCATAAATAATCTGGTGACTTAGTGCTGAACCTCTGCTGTTTACTTGATAACCACGATTAGCAGCCACTGCTTTAGGTTTAGGGGCTAGTGCGTTCAGTGCCAATCCAAGGACCATACGCATGGCGAAGGCTTTAAAACTAAAGGCAAAACCCGTATACATGCTAAAGGTAATTACACCCGGACCTACAAGTGCTCCAATAATTATTCCACCTAGGGCCATTAGATTACCTTCCAGTACAAGTCAAGTTTAGAGTCTAACTTAATAGGAATTAGTCCGTCAGTATCTACAAAAAACCCGTACTCACCTTTAATCACACCGTAAGAGTGTCCTACAAGCCCCTCCAAGTCAGGTTTAGCTACAACACAACCGTCACTAGGTTCTAGGTTAGGTATAAGGTTATTATCTAAGTACTCGTTAAAAGACTTAACTTTGTGCTTACGACAAGCCATTATGTAAGCCCTTTTAGCTGTGTGTAAGTCACAGTAACCTTCTAACTCTTTGTCAGACAAGTCTACGTTAAAGCACTCCTTGGCATACTTAATAGCAAAAGCTATACAGTCGTGTTTACCCCTAACCCAAGGCACGTTCCAATACTTAAGTATGAACTGCTCAACTTGCATGTTATCCGTCACTTTTTCGACCCCACGCTATGTTCTTATCTTGCAGGTCTTCTACAAAGTCTAAACCTTTATCATTAGGGTATATAGATTTCTGGTAGCCTGATGTAAAACGAGCTACCCTAACCCTCTCAAGATCAATCAGTCGATTCTCAACCATTAACTCAATAGTGGCTGTATCCCCAGCATCAACAATGTTCATCTGATCCATGTAACCTGAGAACATTTGATTAAACCCAGCAGAGCCATCTTGAATGTTAATCTTTGATCCATCTTGCAAGAGGATGTATGAACCGCCTTCTTGTAGGATAGCACCAGTAGAAAATGTACCAAAGTAGATGTTACACACACGACCCTGATAAGGCTCACTGAGAGCCAAGGACAGTGCCTCCGAGGATAAACCACTTATAGCAATGGTAGCCCCCTTAACAGCCATTTCAGCAGTCTCTTCGATAGCTGATATATCTAGGATACTACCCGCCCCAACCCACTGAGTACCATCTTGAAGAACAAGAGTACCTTGACCTGTCCACATACGAAGTGTATTGGCTCCATCAAACAACAGTTCCACAGCAAAGAAAGGGTAGACTACATCACTTTCAATGTTCTCTATTGTTACTGTAGACAGGTCTCTAGACATAACTTAAGCCCCTTTGGTTGCTTCTTCTGCCGCATAAGCTGTCTTAATTGCGTCTGTGTGAACGACGGCACAAATGGCTTGCACC